GCATTCAGCACCGTCAACCATGCCATCCGAATCAGCTGCCAATGGCTTAGGTATATTTACATGAGCTAAGAAGGCGCGGTCAACCGCCACGCCTTCGACGTCCGTTGTTATGGTTTGCCCGAAATTATGTTTATAAGGAGCCATTGAATATACAGACATTATTATCCCTCCTTACGCCTTAGCGATGGTTACCAGTGAATTTTTGTCAACAACTTTACCATCAACCGCCATTACCGCTTTTGTGAGTAAGTCCTCAGTGTCCCAGTCCTGCTTGCGCTGAATACCCATGTTGTAGTTAGTGTTTAAGGTGTAATCAGAGAAGTTGAACAGGAAGGCAAATATTTTATCATCCTCCAAGGTAGAACTAAAGCTGTCCATGTAGTCACCACACAGGACTACTTCACGGCCAAGCAGTGTGCGCTCCGGCTTGCCGCCGATGCCGTAATTCACGCGGGCAATAGGTTGCCCTTCAGCGTCAGTCATGCCAACAAAAGCCATAAAGGTTTTTTTAGTCATGCACCATTTTGCACCGGCTTCGTATGCTTGCGGTAGAGCAGCTTCTGCATCAACTAAAAGCTTGTAGTCAAGTGCTTTAGCAGTAAGCGCTTGCCCACTTGCCGGAGTTTCTAGCAATATTCCTTTAGGCTGCGTTGAGCCATTGCCGCCCAGGATAGCTGCTTCAATAGCCTTGATCATAGCTTCGGATACCTGACGTACGAAAGCAGCTTCAAATGCGGAAATAGCCATAACGGAAGTTTCCATAGTCATAGCAATCTCGCAGCGCAGCTTAAAGTGTGTAAATGCAATGGTGCCAGCAGTGGACTTCTTCTGCTTGAGAGAGCTTGCGCCTTCATTTACCCATGTTGCGATAGGTTTAACGCTGGAAATGGGAATTGCCATGCCTGCAGGGAATGCCGTTTTAGTTACAAGCGGCAATATCATGCCGATAGTTTCAAGTTTTTCAATAATTCGGTTTACCAAAACAGAAGGAATAGCATGTGCTACATCTGTGGTTGCGGTCACTTCATCAGTTGCTTCTCCGTCCCTTACTTCTGCAGGGATCGGGGTGCCTTTTGTGACATAGCGCATAAAAGCCTTGCGATATTCCATGCCCTCTACGTCAATATCGCGCTGTTCCTGCCCTTTTGTATTTGAAACGACTACGCCGGGAATTTCTCCATTTACAACTGCGGTACGTTCTGCAGGCTTATCGTCTTTAGGCAGTTCATCAATCATGCCCTGCACATCTCTAATTTCAGCATCTAGCGTCTCGACTTCTTTCTGCAGTCCTCTTAATTCCTTAACATCTGTAGCCTCGTCAACCAACTTCATTTTTGCCGCTCTGGCTTCTTGTTTAGCTTTTAAAAGCTTTAATAGTTTATCTTTCACTGTTAATTACCTCCAAATTTAATTTTGAATTTGAGCTTTTCCAGCTCTAGCTCGCGTAAGCTCTCCAGCCGCCTTTCCTCACTCTCCAGCAATTCAAGACTACGAGCATATATAGAAGTGGAATCGTAAAACGGCGTGTCCACAACCGAAACGTCCCACAGCTTTGCAATATCAGTCACTTCCCGCTTGGTTTCTTCCTCGCCAAATGTCCAAGTATCACCTTCATCGGCAACAGTAAAAGCAAAACTCATCTTGTCGATGAGCCCCTCTTGTATTGCCTTATATAAGTCACGGTTGCTTTGGGTATCTAGCAAATCCGCTTGTATTTTTAAACCTTTTTCGTCTTTGATTAGATTTAATGACTTGTTTCGGGTTCGCGCCATAATCATTACATTGTCGTTATGGTTGTAGCGGAGCGGCACGTCTTTCATATCGGTTTTATCGAGTGCGCCCCGCTTGATTGTTTCGGTAAACTTCCTACCGCCATAATCATGCGTGGCAGGTTGTTCAAAAATTATCGCATACCCTTCGACAAGCATTTTTTCTTCGTCATTATCAACAGCCCTGACCTCAATTAACCTGCGCTCGGCTTTACTCTTCTTCATCGTCGCCCTCCTTTACATTTGCTCTGCTTTTCTGATAGGAATCAACATCCTCGATGTTGACGTAGTTTAATGACTGCAAACGCCGGCCACCCTCCGGGAAGGGCCCTATGCCAAACATTTCATTGATCTGATTAAGCGTCATAATGCCCGTCTCTTTAGCAAGGTTAGCAAGGCTCATCTTATCTTTTGTTGACATATATCTAACCTTGTTGTAGTAACACTTGATTCTATGTCCCACGTCTTGCTCCCGGGCAGTAAAACAGCAGGCTGTCATGGCCTGCTCAAACTGGATTATAAAATCTTCTATTGTGGTCTGGTAGAAAGCTGAATGCTGCTCGCCTGTATAATCTCCAGACAGGATTGCAGCTGATATGCCGTAACGCTCCTGGATAACGGCTTTAAGAAATTTCAAAACTTCCTCTGGGATTTCTGGCGCACGAATATTGACAGGGATAAATTCACCTGCAAGGTCTGTTGCGACTATGCCGCTTCTGCTTACGGTGATTCTTTCTTCAAAGTTTTCTCGCTCTTTGTTTAGCTGTTTTTGATCAGCTAGTGTCTTGGCGTGATATACGCCTTTAACCTGCAAACTGGCCTCAATAGACTTCGGCAGGCCTTGGATCGTTTTATCTAATGCTTTAATAGTTTTAAGCAGGTCGGTATCATTCGTATTACCATAATCATCACCGCCGCCTACTACCGTATTAGCACCCCTGCGCCACCTCATGTGTATCAGGTCAGCGTAAGGTAACGTGTAGCTGCTGCCATCCTCAAAGTCCATACGAATCTCCCATACTTGACCACTTTGTTCACCAATATAAACTGCTTGAGGTTTTAGAGGATAAAATGCTATAAACCGCTTGTACTGCCTGCCATCTGGCAAAGTTATAAGCTCATATTGAGGGTAGATAAAGGCATTTCGATTTTTGCGGCGCAGCCATTCTACACAAGAAAAGAAATCACTTGTTGTCTGCAAGGGATTAGGCTTAAACCTAAATAATCTAGTTATATCGTCATTTTGTATTTGTAGTAGATCCCCACGCTCTACCACGCTTTTCAGGTCTATTTTGCTTATCTCACTTGCTACCCGGTCAATGGCATTGTTGACAAAATCTGAAAGATAAATGTTATTGCCAAAACTGTCAGTAAAAATAGGTGCCGAATCCGTCAGCAGCTTTGTGTAGGTTTTTGTTTCCTTGCCTCTGAATACGTTTTTTAAATAGCTTACAATGCCCAACATCTCACCTTCTTTCTACCCAACTAGACTCATAAATTCGCTCTTATGCCATTCCAAAATAGCATAGGCAATAACTGCTGCTGCTGTCCCATCTATGCGTTTCTTTTCGTGCATTTTACAGGGTATAATGCGCCCTAGTGTATCAACCTTTACCCCTGTGTTGCGAAAACACCAGAAGTCGATAGGGTTATTATTGTAGTTAACTAGCTTATCTTTCATATCTGCTTCTAGCGTTCTCATGGGATTATTTAAAACTTTGGCCTCCTGCGGTACGTTGACTGCTATTTTCTCACCAAAGATTTCATCATATCTGCGCACAAAATCTTTAGCGAATCTATTGTCATAGCCACTTTTAAACGGCTTTAAGTCGTATTCTTCAAGCAAAGCAAAGTGCCAGTCAGCCACCATTGACGGATCCACTGAATTGCCGGGCACTATAGTTAAATAGCCGGCTCTTTCCCATGCTCGGTAATCAACATCATCTGGGCTGGAATCTAGCTTGCTCTCGGGGATCCAATAGTGTGAATAAAAATAAGTCCGTTTATCGTTTGGCCGCTTTAGAAGTAACATACTAGCGCATAAGTCCGTCGTCTCTGCAAAATCATTGCCGCTGATATAAAAACCCCCGGCAAAATCCTTAATGTCGAAGGTTGCGCTGTTTTCTATTTCGTTTATCTGCATCCATGCTTCCGCATTGGACTGTTTGATGTTGAAGTCTTTGGCTAGCATAAAGGCCCTGGTTGCTGAATTAGTTTTTGCTTCTTCTACAAGTCCGTCTAAATAATGCCACTTTTTACTTACCCCCAGATTCGGGTTTGACTTCACCCAACTATTACGATCCTGCCAGATTTCCATTTCGTTGTCCTGCGTATATAGGCAAATAAGCCAGCGCGGTCTATTAAGTTCGCCTTTTAAGACTTGCCGCGCCTCGATAAGTCTTTTATCTAGATGCCCGTCTTGTGTAAATCCTTCTGTTGTAATTTCAATAAACAAGGGTTCGTCTTTAGATGACATTGATTGTCTAAGGGCCATAATCAAACTATCGTCTTTCATTTCGTGCGTTTCATCAGCAATTACTATGTCAAGGTTTCTGCCTTCCTTGCCGCCGGTCTTAGCTGATAATTTCTTGATTTTGGCTTTGTTTTGATAAGAGAATTTGCCCTTTTTCTTCCGCTGTTTGGGGTTGCCCATGAAAATCCCCTTGATATTTTTACGGCTTACTCTCTCAAGCTTGGGGCTTTCTTCTCTCATGTTGTTTATTTCGTCAAACAAAATCCCTGCTTGCTCATAGTCATTGGATGCGCACATTAGGTTAGTGCCTCGGTTGCCACAGAAAAACTCTGCCAGAGACAAAGCACTACACCAGGAACTTTTTCCGTTTTTTCTACCGACAACTAAAAGTAATTCAGTAAACCGCCGTAGCCATTGTCCTTCGATTTCCATGTAAAACCCGTAAAGTGCTTCTATGATTGCCTTCTGCCAAAGTTCCAGGATGAAAGGCTTGCCAGCAAAGGGACTGATGGAATGACGGCATTCCTTCTCGATAAATTTGATTCGTTTATGCGCCTCTGCCGGGTCAAATTTGTATAAGGGGCTCTGCATATCCTCAATTAGCATGTCAAGCTGTGCTTTTAACTCTCGGCCAATGATGATTTCGCCGGATTTGCACTTATCGTAGTATTCAAGCAGGTAGCTCATTCATAATCGCCCAGCCCATCATCATCCTCGTCAATCGGAACAGCCAGGTGCTTCATTAATTTATCCATTATGTTTGTTAATGCTGCCGAATGTTTAGCGATCTCACCGGAGACAGGTAATGTGCGCTGCAGTTTAGCGTTTTCCGGGTGAAACTCTACTAGGCCTGATTCAATGGCTTGTCCATTCAACCGTTTTAAATATAACCGTTCATAGGCGGCCTGTTCGATAAGTGCTTCAAGGACTTTTATTTTGTTTTCATCCGCACCGGCAAATTCAGCTTTAAGACGGCTAATCTCTGCTGTTAATTCTTTACTTTGCATGTTATCACCTACTTTTAAATGCTCTCGGATTTTCAGAAACGAAAAGTCAAAATTACGGTGTATGTCACGCCGAGA